CTCTTTTTGCTAATGCAGGAAATATGACAGCAGGAAGTATTGTTATGTATGGACTTAAAAAATAACTAGAAATAAAATAATATGAAAAAAATAATAAGCACACCAGAAGGTCTAATAGAATTAGATTTAACTTCTGAAGAAATATCACAAAGAGAACAAGATGCTATTCAAGCAGAACAAGAAAATCTTGCTAAAGAACAAGCTCTACAATCTAAAGCAGATGCTAAAGCAAGTGCATTAGCAAAACTTTCAGCACTTGGTCTTACTGAAGAAGAAGTACAAGCAATCATTAAGTAAAACTTAACAACAACAACTTAACTAATAGGAAGTCGTAAATGACTAAAGCACGAGATATATCTGGTCTAATAGGAGCAGGTGGCATTATAGATAATTCTAAAATTACTTTAGATGCCGCCGAGATACCTAATTTAGACGCAAGTAAGATTACTACAGGCGAATTAGCAAATGCTAGAGTAGCTGATTTACCTGCAAGTAAAATTACTTCAGGAACTTTTGCTGATGCTAGAATTGCATCTTCAAATGTATCTCAACACGCAACGACTTTTGATGACAGCAAGATACAACAAGACTTAATGGTTCTTGCTTTACAACAAGCAACTGATGCAAACAAAAGTGCATACTCTTTATCTAATTCTTTTATAGAGCAATTTGAAGATAGTTCAGGAATTGATGTTCAGACTAATACAAGCAGAAATGCTAGTGAGTATGTTTCTTCTTTTACCGAAAGTAGTTATGCAGATGGTGCTACAACTTTTGTAGACAGTTCTTCTTATAATAGAACTTTAACAAGAAATGGAAGTATTACTCATTCAACACTACAAGCAAAGTTTGGAACTTCATCAATATATTTTGGATTAGACCCAACAAGCAGTCCAAGATATATAAGTTCAGCAGATTCAGATAGCTACACACTTGGTACTGGCAACTGGACTATAGAATTTTGGACTTATGGAAGTGCAACTAGTGGAAATATAAACGCAGACCACCAACCTTTAGTTGCTTGGAATACTCATGTTTATAGTCCATTTCAAATCGCAACAAAAAGTAGTGCTGGAAGTACTATAAGTTGGTATGGAAGTAGTGATAATGCTAATTGGAATATTGCCGCTAATCAAGATTTAGGAACAGTAGATAGTTCTTGGAGACATATAGCTTTAGTTAGAGAAGGAAATACTTTTTCTGGTTATAATAATGGAACTAGAATTTCTACATTTTCTTCTTCTAGTTCAATGGTTAATCCATCTGATGGACTTACAATAGGAAGATTTCAAGGAGCAGATATTTATCCAAGAGGTTTTATAGATAATATTAGATTGTCAAATGTCGCAAGATATACAGCATCTTCTTCTTCTTTAACAATGCCTACAACTCAATTTATTAGTGATGCAAATACTTTATATTTATTAAAATCTCAAATATTAGCAACTAATGCCACAGGAAACTTTACTTCAGTATCTAAGACAGCTCCAGCAACAGTATCTAAAATGGGGATTGTTGTTCTTTATAAAAACAACGCAGGTACAGCTACATTAAATACAGACTTAGTTGCACAAGTGTCAGCTAATAACGGAACTGATTTTACAACAGTTACATTAACTCCAAGAGGAACATTCTCTACAGGAATTAATATTGCAGTTGCTAATAACGTAACAGTTACTTCAGGAACATCTTGTAAATATAAAATATCTTTTGCAAATCAATCTTCAGGAGTTAAAGAAACGCAAGTGCATGGAATAGGATTACTTTATTAACTCAAAAAGACCATAAGTCTTTTAAATAACAAAAACACAAGTAAAATATGGTAAAAAAAGTATATCAAAACCCTAGCGGTGGTTTAAATGCTAAAGGTCGAGCATACTTTAATAGAAAAGAAGGCTCTAATTTAAAAGCACCAGTTAAGTCTGGGGTTAACCCTCGTAGAGTTTCTTTTGCAGCTCGTTTTGCTGGAATGAAAGGTTCTTTACAAGATGAAAAAGGAAGACCTACTCGTTTAAAATTAGCACTTCGTGCTTGGGGCTTTGCGTCTAAAGAAGCTGCTAGAAATTTTGCTAATAGACATAAAAAATCATAATTATATACACATATGAAAGGTAGACAAGGATTATACGCTAATATTAATCGTAGAAAGAAATTAGGAATATCTAGACCTAAATCTAAATCTACAATATCAGCTAAAGCATATGCAAATATGAAAGCTGGGTTCCCTAAAAAATAATGTTTATCTACGATTTAGTAATTTTTATAACTTTAATTTTAACAATTTACATAGCTATAAAAATAAAATGACACCATATACATTTGAAGAAATACAATTTTTAAATAAACAACCAAAAAAGGAAACAACTATGTTCACACCTAAATTTGAAATACCTTCATACGAAGACGCTAAAAAAGCGACTGAAAGTTATGTTGGACAAATTCAGAAATTTTGGGCGGACGCTTTTAAAGACTGGTCAAAGTCAGTAGAAGTGTTTTTTCAAAATAACAAAAAGTAAATAAACAAACAATAACTAAAAGGCGACTACTATGGCAAAAAAGAAAAAAGAAGTGTCAGTTATAGATTTGATTGAAGAAATTGAAGATAAATTGGCAGAGTTAAAAGACAAAGTAGACGATCAACAAGACGATTTCGAAGACACAGATTTTGAAGATGATGATGTGGATTTCGGAGACGACGACGAAGACTAGTTAAATATTAAGTAGTCGGTTGTTACTTGTTTAGACACAGCCGACTATTAAAATTAATATGAAAACTAAAAAAAGACGTTTAACAAATAGAAAAGATCAATTTAATAATAATCTTTTAGTCCATATCTTAAAGGATATGAACACTAAAATAGCACATATACATACCGACATAACTAAACACGGTGATGATATAGTTGAATTAAAACAACAAATTGCTATGTCTAAAGGTGGTTTAAAAGTTTTAATAGGAATTGCAGCTATGTTAGGAACTATATTCACAATATGGCAATACTTTTTAGGAAAAAATGGCTCGTAGAAATTACAGATTAGAGTATCAAAAATATCAGTCGTCATCAGAGGCTAAACTAGATAGAGCATCTAGAAATAGAGCTAGACGAAATTTAATGGCACGTGGAGTTGTTGCTAAAGGAGATGGTAGAGATGTAGACCACAAAGATAGCAACCCACAAAATAATTCGCCCGATAATCTAAGAGTAACTTCTAGAAAATTAAATAGAGGAAAATTTAGAGTTCAATACAAACGTTAATAATAGGATAAATATATATGTGGTGGAGTGTAATACCAACAGTTATTAAAACTGGTGCTGAGATTTATAAAAACCATAAACAATCTGAATTATTAGAATCAGAAGCAGAACGAAGATATTTTGAACGTATGGCTCGTGGAGAAATAGAATATAAACGAGATGTATATGAAGACCAACAAAAAGGTTGGAAAGACGAGTTAGTCTTGATTATTGTGTGCCTACCTATAGTTTTATTGGCTTGGTCTTTATTTTCTGGAGACCCTTTAATACAACAAAAATTAGATTTATTCTTCGATTATTTTAATAAGTTTCCTGAGTTTTATAAATGGCTAGTAGTGGGTATATTCGGAGCAATATACGGGCTTAAACCAACTCTTGACATCTTTAATAAGAAATAAATAATATGTTTAATAAAATTTTAAATAGACTAAATAATTATTTAACTAATCTATTATGGAAACAAGAACAAAAAAAAAGAATAGTAAGATTTAAAAAAGTAATAATTAAAAGCAACAAATTTAAAAAAAGATAATTTTATGACTAACAATTTTCCTTATAAAAAAATTAAAGGAGAATTATACTGGTTAGATGCTAAATCTAAAACTGGTTGGTCAAACAAAGAAGAAATGAAAGAATTAAAACCAGCTACTTGTGTAACTAGTGGTTGGATATTTGAGGAGACAAAAGATTATATTAAAACATTTTCTACGTACTCTTTAGACGAAGATGGAAGTATTGAGTTCGGGGAAATAGTTGTTATACCAAAACATTGGATAATAAAATAAATGTGTATATATAAAACTGCTTATGGTTGTTTACTACTAAAGGAATGTAAATGCCATTAAATACTAAAGGACGTAAAGTTTTAAAAGCTATGCAAAAACAGTATGGCACTAAACGTGGTCGTTCAGTATTTTACGCATCATACAATAAAGGTACAATTAAAAACGTTAAAAAATAATTATGTCAGAAAAAATTAAAACACTAGAAGATTTACACGAGTTGTTAGCTAAAACTCTATTAGATAAAATTAGAGACCCAGAAGTTAAAAGTGCTGACCTAAACGTAGCCCGTCAATTCTTAAAAGATAACAATATAGACTGTATTCCCAAGCAAGGAAATTCAATAGGCAAATTAGCCGAAGAATTGCCCTTTAAACTGGAAGATTTACAGGATATAGTGCAGGACAAGGACTTCAACTAAAGAACGCATATACGTGCGTTTAAATCGGAAATAAAGGCTATCTATGAGTGATATTACACGTGATTTTAGGAATTTCCTATTTTTAGTATGGAAACACCTAAATATTGAGCCTACTCCAGTCCAATACGATATAGCTGATTTCTTACAAAAAGCTCCTCGTAGAAGTGTTATACAAGCATTTCGAGGTGCTGGTAAGTCTTGGATTTGTAGTGCCTTTGTTTGTTGGAACTTATTGCGTAACCCTAATTTAAAATTCTTGGTGGTATCTGCTTCTAAAAACAGAGCAGATGACTTTAGTACATTCACTAAAAGATTAATTAGTGAGATGGACATATTAAAACACCTTACACCCAAAGCTGACCAAAGGGGTAGTAATGTCTCCTTTGATGTAGCTTTGGCTAAAGCATCACACGCACCCTCAGTTAAATCTGTCGGTATCACAGGTCAGATAACTGGTTCTAGAGCTGATTTCATTATCTCTGACGACTGCGAAAGTTTAAACAACTCATTGACACAAACAATGAGAGATAAATTATCAGACAGCGTAAAAGAATTTGAAGCCGTATTATCTCCTAACGGTAAGATTGTATTTTTAGGTACACCTCAGTCAGATATGAGTTTGTATAACGAGTTACCAACTCGTGGATATGAAGTTCGTATATGGACTGCCCGTATGCCTGAAACTAGCAGAATTATTAAATATGGTAATCGGTTAGCTCCGTTTGTTATTAATAGTAATCTAGCTGGTGGTGAGCCCATAGACCCTAAAAGATTTACTGATATAGACCTAAAGGAAAGAGAAGCCTCTTATGGTCGTTCTGGGTTTGCTTTACAGTTTATGTTGGACACTACATTGTCCGACAAAGAAAGATTCCCACTTAAATTGTCTGATCTAATAGTTATGGATATAGACAATAAGGTAGCCCCAGTACAATTAGCTTGGGCTGGGACACAAGAATATGTTTGTGATGATTTACCTAGTGTCGGATTTACAGGAGACAAGTATCATAAGCCTATGTTTGTATCTACGGAGTTTGATGCTTATAAAGGTTCGGTAATGGCTATTGACCCTAGTGGTAGAGGTAGCGATGAACTAGGTGTTGCTATAATCAAACAACTAAATGGAAACCTATACCTACACACTTGTAAAGGACTACAAGGCGGATATAGTGAAGCCAACTTAATAACTTTAGCTAAGATGGCTAGAGATGCTGAAGTTAATATGGTTATTGTTGAGAGTAACTTTGGAGATGGTATGTTTACTCAATTACTAAAACCAGTAATTAATAAATACCACCCAGTTACTATAGAGGAAGTTAGTCACTCTAAACAAAAGGAACTAAGAATAATAGATACCTTAGAACCATTACTTAACCAACACCGACTAATTGTTAGCCCACAGATTATACGTGCTGACTTTGATACAAACGACCCACACTACCAACTGTTCTACCAATTAACTAGAATCACTAAAGATCGTGGTTGTCTACGTAATGACGATAGACTAGATGCCTTAGCTATTGGGGTAGCCTACTGGATTGAGCAACTGTCGGTAGACAGTACAAGACAAGTAGAAGATTTCAAAGATAGAAGACTACAAGCTGAGTTAGACAAGTTTATGGAACACGCTGTAGGTAGGAAGACAATAGGGGATAATTGGATAAAGATATAACCAATACCAATAGATACTATTATTAATCTATTATTAGACTACTACTAGTTACTATATAAGTGTTATATTAGTTAGTTATAAGTGTTATACTAGTTCCAATACAAGTAGTTACTAGTAGTATACCAGCTGGAGAATAACCACAATATAGACCTATATGTCTATTTTACATTGATTTTTGTAGGTGTCAAATACTTTTTTTAAAAAAATATGAATGGGTATCTCGATTACTCCGCTGTCAAAAAACCCCCCTCAACCCCCAGTTGTACAACTTTTAATTGTATTTTAAAATACCCGTATAAATTGTAGTTTTTTAGACTACAACTAAAAAAGATAAACTATCTTTTATTATTTATTGATTATTATTGATTGAAAAAAAGTCTCGCTTAATTGAGATACAGGGCGTATCTGTTTTTTTTATTTTTAGGTATTTAGTTTAATTTAGATACTGGCAAAATATAAGGACTGCACTTTATAAATCGCCAGTATCATCTAACATTTAGCAAGGTTTATACTGATAATATAAACTTAATTTATAACTTAGTTATTAATTCAATTTTTTCAAGTAGTATATTCAAATAATTTATTTAATTTTGATTGTAATTCTAGTTTTTCTTTATCTGGTAAGTATTGAATATAATCAGTTAACAACTCATAAGCATTTTTGTATAAATCAAAGTTTACCGAATTAATACAC